ATGTTTCATGCGCCTACATTCCAAAATAGAGCACCCGGTTTTGCGTGTTGTTTCATGAATGCCCATGCTTTGGCGTCATATGTGGGGGCGGAAGGAAAGGGTGGCGCATCTCCCGCTGCGACGGGTTGAAAGAAAGGAATGGCACACTTGAACATTGATGCCCGACCCAACTCCTTCGCCCCCATTTTATGACCTACAGAAACACAATTAAACTCAGCATCAGGCCAGGCGGCCTGAAGACCTCTTGTAAGGGTTCCACTTGAACCTACCGTCCAGACCTCTTTCGGTTGAACAGGAAGTTGTCGAGCCAGATCCCGTATGGAGTCCAATACCTCTGGACAATCAAACCCAATAGGAAACAATTTACGAGTAAAAGGATCTGCGTTGACATAATCTCGTGCTCTTTTCTGAGTTACAGATAACATACCGTTCTCTACCCAGTTCATTGTAGCACCGTATGATATTGCTTTCAACTGGTAAGGATGAAGATTCTCCATCTTTCTTTTCGCCATGAATAGAATACACTTCTTGTTGAAATGCTTACATACTCTTGCCAAAGATATCTGAGCATACCCAGTTGCAGGAGAGGAACCATAAACAAATTCATCTCCAACAAAATCTTTAACTAAAGGTTGTATAAATCTGGTCTTAGATCCACCGTCAATTAGATCATCACGGACTACCAAGAATCCATCATGTTCCATTATTACTGGTGGTGGATTTAATTCGTCACTCATAGCATTCTACTAAAGTTATTCTTCTTCTCAAAAGATATAGTAGTTTGGAACTTATCTACTAACTGATCTGATTTGTGACTGATTACATAAATGTTTGACTTATCGCTAACTGCGTTTAGGAGTTTCATCAGTTCTTCCATTCCAAGACTGTCAAGAGAAGAATCAAAAACTTCGTCTAAAATTAAAAGATTGCAATTCACACTATTTTTTGCTCTGGCAATCTCGCGCCATGCCAGTAAAAGTGCCAGATCTATTCTCATCTTTTCACCTTCACTAAAATTCATGTAACTCATTTCATCACGATGGCGACTCTTGATTGTCTCATTAAAATCCTCATCAATAATAAACTGAACAAAGAAATCCATAGAGGTTAGAAACTTATTGATATACTTGTTCATAAAGGGCAAATAATACTTGATGATTTTTGCCTTTACTCCAGTATCCTTCAGAAGATCAGATGCGTACTGATAATAATGCTCCTCTGACTTCATTTCTATTTTCTTAGATTCCAATTCGCCAAGAGTGGTTTCCATCTCTTGTAGCTTACCCTTCTCTGAAACAATTTCATCGGAAGAGGTCGATGCTTTCTTTAGATCTTCTACAAGAGACTTCAGAAACTTCTTTCCATTATCAATAGAAGTTTTCTTTTGAAGAATCTTAAGATTCATATCTTGTGCCGACATAGCAATCTCATTGATTTCTTTAATTCTAGAATCACATTCCTCAATGGTATTCTCTAGATCTGAAATTGCTTTTTGATATTCGCCTTTCTTCTTGTTTCTCTTCTGTAGTTCATTTTCCTTTACATCCTTGGTGATGGACTGACAGCAGGAAGGACATGTTTCGTTTTCTGTAAAGAAAGTTATGTCCTTCATTAGAGTAGAAAGATTAGCACCAATCTTAGTCTTCAGTGTTTTGACTTCTGATTGCTTCTTGGAAACTTTATCTTTGTCTGAAATACTAGAAGCAATATCTTGCATAGATGTTTCTAGTTCAGTTATTTCAGTTAGAAGTTGAGTTATTTCAGATTCAATCGTTTGAATCTTTTGATTTGTATTTTCAATGTCCTTATTACTTTTACTTTCAAGATTAGAAATCAAGTCTTTTCTAGACTCAATCTTTTCTTTTTGAATTTCAATAGAGGTACTAATCTCTTTCAAAGATTCTTTAAGTGCAGACATCTTTCCCTTCAAAACCATGTTCATTGAACTAAACACATTTATGTCTAGAATATTTTCAATAACTGCTCTACGATCAGCAGCATTCAATTGCATGAAAGGAACAAAAGACGAACTGCCAAGAATCACAACTTGTGTAAATGTCTTGTAATTCATCTTGATGATTTGTTCTTCAAGAACTGCCTGATAATCAACGCTCTTTGCGTCTTGATTCAGAAGTTCACCATTTCTATGAATCTCAAATATCTTTGGATTCAATCCTCTACGAATGAGATAACTTTCATTTCCTTTAGTAAACTCAATCTCTACTATGCAATTCTTAGAATTGACTGAGTTTGCTAACTGTGGAATATTTATCTTTCGAAATGGTTTTCCGAAAAGAGCAAAGGTAATAGAATCCAAGAAAGCAAAAGACTTACCACTCCCATTGCTTCCGCAGATGAGAGTGGTATTATTTTTGTCCAGTACTAGTTCCGTGAAGGTATTACCGAAAGAACCAAAGTTCTTAAATCTTACCTTAGAAAACTTAATCATAAAATCACTTTAACTTATTTTCAGGAACCACCATCGATCTAAACTCTGGAGTACCTTGAATGACAACATTTTCAACATTCAATATATCTGGAGTAGTTTCAACCATGAATGAATCAACACTAATGGTGTCAGTATTTACAATTTTCACATCTGGTACATCATCTTGTGGTAGAGAAGGGCCATTTTCAACCTTAGTCAGAGCACCTACTGGTTTACCCTCTTTTAGTCTCTTTTCATAATCCTCTGCTCTGGCCTTGCCCATCTCAATGACCTTTTCCATAGGAACTTGATAAACCTTATCACCGTTCTTATTGATTTGACCATTTCTACAACCACATCCCTTTTTCTTTTCCTGTTGGGCAGGTTGGTAATCTTGTGGACCTACTTGATATCCCTTTTGAATAGACTTAACTACATAACTAAGTCCTTCTGGTTGAACCTTAATTCCGTTCTTTACTTCTTCACGAAGAGTCTTAGCATACCCACTGCTGTAGTACCAAGTAATTTCTGCACCCTTCTTTATATCAGAAAGAGCAAAGAATCTATACATTTTAAAATGATTATCTTGCTGAATATATGCGTTTGGTTTTTCTGAATGGTTATAAATTGAACCATTACCGAGCATTATTGCAATGCTTTTTCCATTCTTCTGGCAAATGCTGCAATTGCAATCCCAAGTCATCGCATATCGCTGAATAACATTATCCTTATTGTTTGGCCAGGTAGTGTCAAGAATTAAAACAGGAAACTCTTCTATGAGTTCTCCAGCAGCAATGTCTTCGTTTGCAAAAACTCCATATCCACTGATATTAGATTTACCAACATAGGTTCTATTTGTAAATCTTTCTTTCTTGGCATATGCATTATTATTAAAATCAAATACACCATAATAGTTAGAATGACTGGTATACTCTGGTTCTGTTTCCGATACTTGTACAACAGAATTTCCTGTTATACCTGAATTGTTAATTTCTTCACTCATAGTGTTAAACTCTCCATATATAAATCTTTGATTATTATTTTTAGTTTTGACTTATCCTGAACTTGTTCAAGATTGTCAATCTCTTTATTTATAAGAGACATTGTATCTTCTGTTATATCAATGTCAATAGGGTTATTCTTATCTTGATATTCTTCAACAATAGTAAGTTGTTGTGGATTCAAAGAATAAAGAGCATCAATAAATTTATCAAAACCAAATGGTTTAGATTTATGAGTTACTACTACTTTAATGAATCCATTCTTATACTTAGTAAAATCTGTTTCGATGATATCATGAGTTCCCTGTTCGGTTGAATCATCATACTTGATAAGATGAAATAGTTTATTTGGATTTCTAATAAACTCTAGTTCTCTTGTTTCGGTATCAAGAACATGAAACCCTTTTGGACTATTCATATCTCCAAAATTTAATTCATATTGAGTACCAAGATAATGAATATTGCCATTGTTCTGCTTCAAATGAAAGTGACCAGACATAACTAATTCAAATCTATTAAATACAGTTTTGCTCATCCCAGTAGGATGCACAACACCATTCATAACTTGAAACCCACTAATTTCAAAGTGTCCCCCAATAATAGGACAATTACAAGTTTGAATAAATTTTAAACAATCTGCTTCGTTATCTTTTGCTACCCACGGCACAATGCCAATACACAAACCATCATAGTCAATCGCAGTAGGACTTTCTACAATGTTAATATATTCAGATTCATTAAAAAACAATTCATTAATTGAATTCAAACTATTGGTATTCTTATAATAAGTATCGTGATTACCAATAGTAATATATGTCTTAATTTTATTATCGATCAGAGGTTTGAAAAATCTCTTTCGTACTTGAGAAAGAGTATTAAAATTTACAAACTTTCTTCTGTCTAAAAGATCACCCAAGTGAATAACATCTTTAATGTTGTTTTCTTTTAGATAAGGAAAGAATACTTTTTCAAAGAATTCAAGAGACTGATCTAAGAAAAATGGTGAGTCGTTTCTGACTCCAAAGTGGGTATCATTAATAACTGCAATTTTCATTCAAATAACCTATTAGACTTACCCTTCTTTTTCTTCTTTCTTTTCTTTCTTTCTTTTGGTTCTAGGTTTTTGATATCAGATTCACTCAAGAAAAAGGTCTTTTGAAGAAACTCGGTGTAAGTTGACGATCCTTGGTTTTCCTTCAACCAGTTCACAAATCTACCATCTGGATCATTGAGTTGCAAGGACTTATATTTAATATACGCTTGTTTCTTTTCTTTTTCAATCCTTCGTAGGAAAGCATAGTATATTATTTGGGTAAAGTAAGAAAAAGGATTCTTTGATTTCTTTGGATCAAAGTTATGAGCATAAAGAAGACAATTCTCAATACCGTCACCTACCATATCCTCACGGAATGGATAGTTAATAAAATTTGGTCTATAGGATAGATGTTCAGCAATCTTTAAAAAACATTCGGCAATATAATCGGTAACGGGAGGACGCTTTTCATCGCATTCTTCTGCCTCTTTTACCAACTTCTTCCAATCAGTCATTTCTTTACAAAAACGCTGATTATCAACATAATGTTTTAATGATTTAGTAGTTTCCTCTACTTCTTCTACTTCTATTTCTGGTTCTAACTCTTCTTCTTGCTTTGGTTTCTTTTTCTTTCCCATAGTGTTACTAGTATACCTTCCATTATATAAAAATCAAGAATCTTCTAAAAAATTGGTTGACGAACCTTGACAACCTCATTACAATGTCTGTGTATGTTATGGAAAAGGGTAATAGTAACTATACTCTAAGAGCTCTAAGGTCCTCTGAGTACTCTTCACGCATAATCATCAGAGTTAGGATCAGGATTCCAATCTGAGAACTTGTTACCAAAATCTTTTCTTTCCTTTTCATCACCTGTAAATTTATTCTTCTTCTTGACCTCTTTGATCATCTTTTGAATGTCACGAGGATCAAGAATACCAGAAGTGATTAGATTCATAATCATCTCAGGCGGGAAAACCATGCTCATATAGATCATTTGTTTTCCATCCATCTTTTCCATACCAATTTCAGTTTCTTCATCAGCAAATGGAGCAGTCTTTGAATCGGTTCCTTCGCCTCCTGGGCCGAACTTTTCAAAGAGCTCATTGAACATTTCTTCCATCTCTTTTTCTACTTCTGCTCTATCTTCCTCTGTTACAACTTCAGAAGCAACGGCAGAAAGATTAGTGAGTTGTTGAAGATACATTGTTCTGCATTTTTCTGATGGTTCAACAAGACTCGCAACGTGACTGCGTGGAATGCTGATGGTTTTTTGATCGCTATTATATAACCAATCCTTAAGAGTTGTCATGTCATATGGTCTACCCACGTGATCCATCAAAGTGGTAGAACGAAACAACATTGGATTATCAAGAGTATATTTGCCTTTTGATTCTGACAGAACTGAAATAACCTCTTCACCGCTTTTTAATTTTAGTATTTTGCAATTCATGGTGTCTCCTTTAGGCGTATTTTCGTAACATCATATGTGAATCTCTCATTACTATATAGGATGATCCGTTCATCTAGATGACGAAGAGCATGGTTGCGATGCTTCTTCCAACGAAGATCATCTCCTATATCATAAATCGTAACCTTGTCTTTTGTTTCACTTTTTCGTAGTCCTCTACCAATAGATTGTAGAACACGAATCACAGATTTTGATGGCGAAGTAAACACAATATTATGAATGTTCTTGATGTTTATACCCGTGCTACATGTACCATATGATGCAACGAGAATACTTTCTTTTTGCTTATTCACAATCTGACGAATATTTTCACGATCATCTGCTTGTGTTTTACCATAGATCAAATAGCATGGTTTGTTACAGTTTGATTTAATTCGTTCAAACATTGGCAATCCGTGTTTTTCTACAAAGTTAAAAAGCACAAGTGTATTGCCTTTTAGACTACAACAAAGATCTTCTATAAACTTATTTCTTTCTTCATTTGCAACTAACCATTGCACTTCTTCAATATATTTTGCTCTTTTAATTTCTTCTACTTTATTCTCTGGATATTCAAGAAGAAGACAGTTGATTTTTAGATTAGAAAGAAAGTTCTGATCAATCAAATCTTTAGTGGTCGTTACACGGAACACAGGGCCAAACAACCCTTCTACTACTAGTTTATGGACATGTGTGCCATCTAAAGTGCCAGTTGTACCAACTCTAAATTCACACCCTTTCATTTTACTCATTAGAGTAGTTAATGATTTTGCTTTGAATAAATGGCATTCATCACCAAATACACAAAGAACATCTTTAAAGTATTCTTCTTTCATTTTGTAAATACTTTGCCAAGTAGAAATGATTACTCTACGAGGTGTTTCTTTTGGTTGTCCAGAATATACTGCATGACAATTGCGGATAAACCCATCTTTATTTGAGTAGTCGTGAAAATCATTTGCCATTTGTCCTACAAGACCAGTTGTGGGAACAACTATTAGAATTTTCTTATGTGGTGGAAGTTTCTCCATCAAATACCGAACACAAAGGTAAATGATTAATGATTTACCACTACCAGTAGGAGAGATTAAAAGAGTTCTCTGCTTCAATAAAGAATGCTTTACTGCACTCTTTTGGTAATCATGAGGAACAATTTCTTTTCCTTCACTATAGCACTTAAATCTACCAAGAAACTCATCAACTGATGCCTCATCGAATTTTAGATTTAAATTCTCAAGAGGTTCATATTGAAACTTATATCCGCGTTCCTCTGCAAACTTAAACAAATAATCAAGCAGTCCAGTATAAAGTGTATGAGTTAGTGTATTGAAAAGACGAATCTTCCCATCCCACAATCTATTCTTATATGCTGGTGTAAATTGGTAATTAGGAACCGAGAAAGTGAAGAAGGAACTTATTTCCTTTGCAATGCTCTTTTCACAATCTACTTTTAAATTTACCGCATCTGCTTGTGTTACTTTTATCATTGTCCTTGTGTGAATTTAATCCAATCAATTGCAGAACGAATATTCCAGTTTCTATTTGAAATAACCTTTACTAGATTCTCTAGGTAGTTTACTTTTTCCTTTTGCAGTTCAAGTTTATTTGAGAGTTCAATTACTTGAACATCGCTGTCGATAAACCTGTCTAGATCTTGACGAAGAATTGCTAGATCAAATGGTTCCCACCCAAGATCCTTTAGTTGTTCATCTGACATCTTGCCAGAATAATATAACCACTTGTTTCTTTTGACTATATTGAGATCCGAGTCTAGTTTCTTTAGAACTAGTTTCTCATCCAACATAATAGAAAGATACTTGTTGTGAATTTGTGGAGTACGAAGACTTTCTGTATCCAACGAAGAACCATCAATCTTCATATCTTGCTCTGCCATTGTACGAATTTCACTGAGTTTAATAGTCATAATTATAGTATATCACAAAACCGGCAGAAATCAAGCGGCAGTTATTCCTTGGATTTCATAATGAGTAAATGTAAATGTTGCCGCTGCGGCAACAGCATCTACAGAAGGCAGTGTTGCATCGAAATCTATA